TACAAACCTAAAGACCCTAAGTCTTTTCATGAGTACTTGTTAGATGTTAATCTTAAACAACTTAAATGTATCATACCTGGCGATGTAGAAAAAGCTCAAGAGATAATCAACAGAGCAGATACTTCATCAAAGTTTGAAGATAAGATGAACAATGCTATTGCAATTAATAAATTTATTCTAGATCAAAACAAAGATAAGAAAATAGTCGAGACTAGGTGGGGACCGACAACTAAATCTAAACCTGCAGGTGTACCAGGTGGACACCCAGGTGACATATTTTTAACTTACTTTGACAAATCAATATTAGGAGTTAGTTTAAAAGCAGGTGGTAAGAAAACTACTGAACCTAAACTAAACACTTATGTTAATACTGTATTCAACGCATTTAGACAAGGAAATAAGTTAAGAAGAATTTATACCAAAGTACATAAAGACGCACATGGTAAGATTCCAGGTATGCCACCAGCAAATAGATTTCAGAAAGATAGAAAAACATCGCAAGTTTTAAGAGACTTTGATAAAAAGAATAACAAGAGATACGAGGAACTTTACAATGTATATCTTGAGATAATGAGACAAGAAATTATTAAACTTTTTAACGCAGATAGAAAAAATACTTTAGAGTATATTAAGAAAGAAGTTTTAAGAGATGCACCAGATGTTCCTACATTGGTTATTAAAGCAGCTGGTAAAGGTTATTCAGAAATAACTGAAAAGGATGCTTTGGGGGTATTTATACCACAAGTAGATTTCGTAAAAGCATACCCTAGTAGAACTTCAAAGCAAAATTGGGAAATAGAATTAAAGTCTGGTTCAGATAGTTTGGTTATGAAGATGTCTATTAGAACAAATAAATCAGGTCATGCAGGTGTAAAAAAATTAGGACAACATTCTCTTGCAGTAAAATATAACTCATTGGCAACAAAATAATGAAAACATATAAAGATTTAATGAACGATAACAAATGTCCACCAGGCATGAAGTACGATAAAAAATTAAAACAATGCGTACCAAAGACAATAAGATATAAAGGAAGATATATTATTGGTGTTCCAAAAAATACAAATGGAGGTGATGAAACACCTGCAAATGGAAATGGTAACGGCAATGGAAATGGAAACGGAAACGGAAATGGTGGAAATGGAAATGGCGGTGGCAATGGTGGAAACGGTGGAGGTGGTGAATAATGCTTAGTTTTATACAAGAACAAGCTGGTAAAAATCTTCACATGGAACATATTGAAGATGAGATTATCAATCATGGTGTGCCAGGTGGAAGAGCAGCTATAAACTTTTTAAGAAGTTTAAGAGATATGTTAGCAGGTGCAAGTAGATCGTCTGTTAATATGACTGTTAAATGGGATGGTGCTCCAGCTATCTTTGCAGGTGTAGACCCAAGCGATGGTAAGTTCTTTGTTGCAAAGAAATCAGTATTTAATGTAAATCCAAAATTATACAAAACTAACAAGGAGATTGACAATGACTTATCTGGTCAGCTTAATTCAAAATTTAAAATTGCTCTTAAAGAGTTTTCAAAACTTAACATTAAAGGTGTACTTCAAGGTGATCTCATGTTTACAAATGATATCGGTAAAACTAAAATCGATGGTGTTTCATATATCACATTTCAACCCAACACTATTGTTTATGCTGTTCCTACTGATTCTGACTTTGCAAAGACAATAAACAAAGCAAAGATCGGAGTGGTTTGGCATACAACATATAAAGGAAAAGACTTACCTAGTATGAAAGCATCTTTTGGTGCAGACATAAAAAAACTTACAAATACATCATCGGTTTGGATGGATGATGCTACATATAAAGATGTATCTGGTAATGCAACGTTTAATAAGTCTGAAACAGATGCAATTACAAAGATATTATCAGAGACAGGTAAAACATTTCAAAGAATTAATGCCCCTATGTTAAAGAAGTTCTTAGATTTACAATCATCTATGACAGGTCAATTAGTTGGAGCATCATATAAAACATACTATAATAGTAAAGTAAGAGTAGGTGAACCTGTTAAAAATCCTAGTAAATATGCAAAAGGATATGGGGATTTTGTTGAAAAAGTCTTGCAAAAACAAGTAGATAAGTTAAAAACCCCTAAGGGTAAGGCAAAATATGAGAATATTCAAAAGGAATATACTAGAGAAATAAAGAAACATGTACGTAATTTAGAACAAGTCGTTACATTTCAAAATTTACTTATAGATGCAAAAATGCAGATAGTTAAAAAACTAAATAGTGTTAAGCAATTGACTAATACGTTTATACGTACTAATAATGGATATAAAGTGGTTAACCCAGAGGGTTATGTAGCAATAGATAGAGTATCAGGCAATGCTGTTAAATTAGTTGATCGTATGGAGTTTTCTTTTAATAACTTCACAGCGATTAAAACATGGGATAAATGATAATATGTCAAAATTAAGTTTCGAACAATTAGCTAAGAATATAGAAGAGTTACGTGTAATTAACGTAGCACAAAGACGTAAAATCGGTAGACGTATGGCACGTTTAGCTAAGTCCTCAGCATTCCAAAAGAAAAAAGAACGATCAAAATTAAAGATTGCTTCGCCAGAAAAACAAGCTGTAAAAGCAAGAAAAGCTGCTAAAAGAATCATAATTAATAAGTTCTTTAAAAATTATGATAAGTTATCCCCTCAAATGAAAATGAAAGTTGATCAAAGAATAGCTGCCAAGTATGGTCCTGCTATCAATAAGATTGCTCAACGTATGAAGATTAAAGTTAAAAAAGGTGAGATAGAAAAAGTAAAAGCAGCTAGAGCTGCAAGACAGGCGAAACAAAGTGAAAAATAATATAACAAAATTTTCAGTTTACGAAGCAGCCCCTCTTACAGAAAAGAAAGTTGTATTTACTTTCGGTCGTTTTAATCCACCAACTACAGGTCACGAAAAATTAATTGATAAAGTTAAATCAGTTGCAGGTAGTGACGATTATCGTATCTACCCATCACAATCACAAAATCAAAAGAAAGACCCTCTTCCATATGCTAAAAAATTAGCATACATGAGAAAGATGTTTCCTAAACATAAAAGAAGTATTGCAGTAGATAAAAATCCAAAAACTGCTATAGATGTTGCAACATCTTTATACAATGCTGGTTACAGAGATGTAACTATGGTTGTAGGTTCAGATAGAGTAAAAGAATTTGAAACATTATTAAAAAAATATAATGGTATAAAAGCAAGACATGGTATGTACAAGTTTGACAATATCAAAGTTGTATCTGCTGGTGATAGAGACCCAGATGCTGAAGGTGTATCAGGTATGTCAGCAAGTAAAATGAGACAAGCTGCTTCAGATGGTAATGTCAACGCTTTCTTAGACGGAGTGCCAAAAGGATTTAGAGATGGCAAACAATTATATAGAGATGTTAGAAAAAACATGGGTATAAGAGAAGAAAAAGATATTTCTGAATTAGATACTTACGATGCAAAAAGAGACGCATATCTAACAGGTAAGATTTGGAACATAGGTGATATAATCGAAGCAAAAGATATGACAGGTCCTATTGTTCAAAGAGGTACAAACTATGTATCAATGGAAGTAGATAATAAAATTCATAGAGTATGGTTACATGATATTAATGAATATGCACATGGTGGGAGAGCTCAAGGATATGGATTATATAGACCACAAGCTGATTTAAATCTAAGAGCAGGTGTTAGTGCTTTTAATCCTACAGTTAATGATAGAGATTTGGGTAACGTAAGTAAAGATCAAGCTTTAAGATATAAAAAACTATCGTCAAAAGATAAAAAAATAGTAAAAGATTTAGTTTCTAGAAAAGTTGGTGTTGAAAAAGCATTAAGACATATTAGAAACAAAGAAATAATTAAATATTACAACATGCTTGATAAATTAAAAAAAGAAAATAAATTAGACAGAGTAAAACAAGATAAAGATGTTAAAGATGACCCAGGCACACAACCTGCAAAGTACTACTCTGGTGTTAAAAAGAAAACAAAAGATGCTAGGGCAGCGCACTTTAGAAAAGGTGCAAAAATGGATGATGATAATCCAGCTGCATATAAACCAGCACCTGGTGATGCAAAGGGAAAAACAATACCTAGTAAACACACTCAAAAATACAAAAAAATGTTTGGAGAAAATATGCCGATAAGTTTCGATAGTGTTCTTAACGAAAAGATAGAGGGATTAGTTAAGAAGGCAGATAAATCAGGTATCCCTTATTCAATATTAAAACAAGTTTATAACAGAGGTATGGCTGCATGGCGTACAGGTCATAGACCAGGTACTACACCACAACAGTGGGCATTTGCTAGAGTTAACTCTTTCGTTACAAAATCAAAAGGAACATGGGGTGGTGCAGATAAAGACTTAGCTGCAAAAGCAAGAGGTTCTAAAAAAGAAGCAATAGAATATCCTAGCGATAGACTTACTCAAAGATATAAAAAAGACACACCAGGTCAAGATGTAAAAGATGAAAGTCTATGGGCAAACATTCATAAGAAAAGACAAAGAATTAAACAAGGTTCTGGTGAGAAGATGAGAAAGAAAGGTGAAAAGGGAGCACCTACACCAGCACAACTGCAAAGAGCAAAAAATGCTAGTGAGGAAACTATTCAATCTTGGTTTGAATCTACAGAAACTAGAGCATCATATCAAGTAAAATATAACGATGATTGGTGGTGGAAACTAAACGAAACTCATGATCTTATGTTAGAAAAAATTGGTGCGTCTTGTTGTGATGATTGTAAAGAAGACAAACAATCAATGACACCTTGGGCAACATTTAAAGAGCAAAATTTTTATGGTGAAATAGAAGAAGCTGCTGAATATCAAGGTAGAAAAGTTACACTTAATAAACCTACAAAAGGTGATGTTAAAAAATCAAAAGTATATGTAAAGAATGATAAAGGTAATGTTGTTAAAGTAGAGTTTGGTGATCCTAATATGGAGATCAAGCGAGACGACCCTGCTAGAAGAAAGAGCTTTAGAGCAAGACATAATTGTGATAATCCTGGTCCTAAATATAAGGCAAGGTATTGGTCTTGTAAATTTTGGGAAAAAGGAAGAACGGTAACGTCTTTGAAGAAAGGTTAATAGATGTCAGGTATATCAAAAAAATATTTTAACTTAGATACTAAAGAGTTAAGAGAAAAAAAAGAAGTAGAAGAAAAAAGAGTCTTTAGAAATAAAGAAGCTAAATTATCTTCTAATTCTTTAAATTCTTTCTTTAATTTATTTACACCTACACCAATTGCAGAAAATGTAATTAAAGAACCTACTCATAAAATTTTTAAATGGACAGTTGGTGAAGTAAAAGAAACTCAAGAGGTTATAGTAGAACAACCTATTGAAGAAGTTATTGTTAAAGACCCAGGTGAAGAAACTAAGAAATATGTATTGACTTATGATATGCATAGAATATTAACAGAAGCAGAAAAAAGAATACCTAAGAAAAGAGAAGGTCAAGACCCTAAAACACATTCAGATTTATATACAGATGAAAATCCAAAAGGAACTATACAAGGTTTAGGATTTAAAGATACTGAAACTGCAAATGCAAGTGTCAAGAAAATAGAAAACTCTGGTAAAACACACGCACACAAAATACAAGCTGCTATTGCTATGGAACAAAGAGCAAAAGTTGCTGGTAAGACAGCAGAAGCTGCAATCTATAGAAGATACATCGAGAAGATGAAAGCAAAAACTAAAGAAATGCAGAAAGCTAAGAAAGAAGATATTGAAGAGAAAGCTCCTAATACTGCTGATGCAATGCAAAGATTTAAAGCAGGCAAAGCTGGATTTACAGATAAAGCACATTTAAAAGCAAAAGGAATGATACCAAGAGCAGATGGTACTAAGAAAGTATCAGACAAATACAAAGAAGAGTTAGAAGCAACAAATGCTAAACTAGATGTATTAAAAGGTTTCATGAGTAAACTTGACAGTTTTGAAGATGCGTTAACAGAAGCAACTGAACCTAAAGTAATGAAAGAGGTTCAAGAGAAAATTATTTACAGAGAATTTAACCCAGCAGATAACAAACCTAAAGTGGTTTGGAGAAAACCTGTTATCAAAGAAGTTGAACAACCAGCAATGCAAGAAGACTTTGTATCTAAAATCGCTGGTATGATGACTAAAGATATTCATGCTCAAAGAGCAGCTGGATTAAATGAACAAGAAGAAAAATCTGCTCTAGAAACATTAAGAGAAGAGTTTAGATCATTCAAACAAAACGTGATAAGTCAACTTGCAAGTCTTGGCGGCGGTGGTGC